CGACCCCGACGTTGTTAGACGTCGAAACCGTTCCGAAATTGTGTTCTTAAAAACACGTGCTTTGATCTTTTTATCCACAGATCATGTGTAATGCAATTTCTAAGTCATCCCCTGAAAAGGAGTACGACTTCATTATGAGCTGCCCCTTAGAGCAGGCTCTTCCCGACTATCGGAGTTCTAAACAGCTTGATGAGCTGTTCTCCGTCCTCATTGCCGCTTCGATGAAACCTTTATTGGTCCCGAAGGCTGAGGTGATCGCTAATGGATCAGTCAAGGGCATAATGAACTTCAACCCTTTGACGGGCGGGTACGATAACGTCCCCGGTTCTATGGCAGAAATTGCAAGGGAATACGACATTGCCGGCACTGGTTGTGCCGGAACCTCAGAAGAAGAGGTTTCTATTCCGCAGCGCACAGATGCGCTGACTCGTGGCATACGATTGGTGCTGACTCATCATCAGGCGCCTTTAGACATCGTTGCCCTCATGGAAGCACAGCTTCATGAGTATCTAGATAGCTCTATCGATGAGGGAGTATGGCTTAAACGTAGCAAGTACGTCCTTACCTTCCCTCTTGCGAAGTATCTGATTAACGAGTTACCCCCGGTCCCATGCGATGGTGCATGGAAGCCCGCCGGGGTCCTCAAAAGATGGTTCTGTAATCGTTTGCGTTGTTTTAACCGCAAGAATACCCATCTCTGGTATAGTTGGCTTCAGGCAAAGCGTTCGACGCTGCCCGCCTCTGAATCTATAGTCCAGAAAACCTATGATGTCCACTTTGCGACGCTTTCGAAGCGCGATAGTGGCGATGACGCCGAAATTGCTCGGATCTTTGAAGATGAGGCTTTTTGCTCAGTACTTCACGACATTCGTCATCGTATGACTCCCCTTTTTAATCGCTTGTGCGAGAAGGGTGATGGTTTCGTAAATCTTAATGCCAGTCCCCATGCGTGTTTCGAAAACAGCAGGGCCAAGGACGGTGGATTTGGATTTCTCCATGAGAAGGTCGGTCTTTCCGACTTTGCGAATACCGAGTTACATCGGGTTGATTATCACCCTAGGGTGTTTGGTCGTGACCTATATGGCCAGATCACCCGTGAGTTACGGGTTTATGAAGGTGAAAGCCAATGGCGATACCTAACAGAACTGTCTAAGTCCTTTGACAAGACAAGACCTATTCGTTGTACTATTCAGGCAGTTCTAGAGCCTATGAAGGTGCGGGTGATCAGCAAGGGCGAGGCCCTGCCGTATTACCAAATGCGACCTTTACAACGAGCACTACACACGGTAATGCGATCTATGGATTGCTTCCGACTCATCGGACGACCTTTATGTCCGACTGACCTCATCGACTTACGTAAGAACGCTGACGCCCAATGGGAGTGGTTCTC